TACTGTAATTGACCAACTTTGTTTGCTAGTTTTACTAACCTCTCACTTATTTTATTTAAAGCCTTATGTGTATTTTTCCAATATGACCTTGAATCTACATTCAATTCATTTTTAAGACGAACATTCATCTTTACCAACTTATCCAATTCATTTAAATTATCTCTAATCTCTCTCATCGATAAACCTATCTTTTGCTTTGGATTCATTGACTCATCATTTCTATAATTGTGATACTTACCCTCATTTACCTTACTATATCCAGTAGAATTGGTAGCTATCTTCTTCTTTTTCTTCTTATCTTTACTTCTACCACCACTAAATGCGTAAGGTGTTTGGTAACCTGGTGTGGCAGCTGAAGTAGAAGCTTCATCAAGCTCTCTTTTGATTAACTCTCTGATTATTTCTTTGAGTTTATCCATTTTAGACATTTTTTAGCTCCTTAACTAATTGATAGTATCTCATTAGCGTAACTACTTGCTTGTCTTCAACAATCCTTCCCTTCATAAGAGTTTCTGCTTGATTTATAGCCTCTTTTAGCTTAATCTTTGTAACTTTGTCTGTAACACGAGGTAAATGCGATTGGAGTTGCTTTTTTACCTTAATTGTCTCACTTTCAATGAACTCTTTAAGAGAATTGGTGTTGGAAATATTATTTATGTACTCTTTTAGCAAATTTCTTTGATTTGCACTAAGGTTACTGTATTTTTTGTTAAATTTCTCAATTAAAATACCATAAGCAAGCAATCTCAAGTCTTTTTCTTGCTTTTTGTATCCTTCAACCATAACATTCTCTTTCTTTTTGGTTGAAAGGTTCTTTCGTGTTATGTTTTCTACGATCGTAAAGCGACTTTCTGTTTCTGTCTGTGGATTCATAGCTTCTTTCACAGAAAAGAGCTTGAAGATAGAAGCATTTACTTTATAGTTTGGTATTCTAGCCATAAAAAAATCATTTATATTATAATTGGAACGAACCTCTTTAATTAGATTATATTTTTCTCTTTTTAAAGAAGCATCATTTAGTTTGACTCGAGCATTTAAGACTGCATCTACTAAATGATTGGCTTTTGTTTCTGATTTGTAATTCTCAACAGTTAATACTCTATACAATTCGTACTCTTTACCTAATTGAGTGTTTTTATTAAAAAACTCTTTTAATATTTTAGCCGCCGAACCCTTCTTATCGTTATTCAACACATCGACTGTAATTTGTCTAGTTAATAACTCAAATAATATTCCGGTGTTACGGATTTTTGAGTGTTTTGTCTTTGAACTCATATTATACTCCAATCGTTTATATAATTCTTCATATATAAATATATGATTACTTAGTTTTTCTTAGTATTAAGGGAAGATACTTCTGATTTATATTCATCTTCTAGCTCTCTAGCCTCTGAAATCAACTCTTTACCATTATCGCCTAAGTGTTTGAATAAATTTTCATAATGTTTTGTAGCAGTTCCACCATAAGCCATCTTTTTGTCATGCGCTCCTAACGGATCTCTACCTCTCACACCACTATCTTTACTATATTTGTTAGCTTCTTTAGGTCTTCCAGCGCCTGGTTGCCCACCTTTTTCTGAACCACCCTCATCATCTAACTCATGACCAGTTCTTCCCATAGCCATATCAGATGGTGTTCCTTGTGACTCACCACTTTTAGCAGGATCGTTACCTTCAGCTTCAATCTGTTGTCTTCTAAACTTATTCTTATAGTCAAAGATTATCTGTTCATCATTTTCTTTGATTTGGTCGTCTGTGAAGTTAAATATGTTTTTGTAAATCCATTCAGAAGATACTAAACCATCTCTAACCATAGACTCAGCCAATGATGTTTTGTTATTCCACAACTCAATCTTTTCCTGTTCGTAGATTGTAGATGGATTTGTTAAACCTAAATCAAAGTTTACAAGCTCTTGGTCTCTAAACCCTTGTGAATATAGATGAACAACAGCAATCTTTGTTAATTCACTAACAACGATTCTTTGTATTCTTTCTATTGTTCTAGCAAACCTAACATCCTCTGCAGCTAACGTAGCTTTAGAACCTAATCCCTCTTCATATCCTAAGAAAGCCTTTGGAACTCTTAAAGATGCAAGTAATCTATTCTTTAGGTATTCAATATCGTCAACAGCATCATAACTTAAACCACTAAGACTATCAATAGATGTTCCACTATCTCCACCACGAACTGGTAAGAAGAAATCTTCTGTCAAGTTCTGTATGTTATATCTAAGGTTATAGTCACCTGTCTTTTCATCAATAACAGGAGCCTTCTTCATCTTATTGATTACCTGTTGCATGTAATTGTCAACTTCTGCTGGTGGAATGTTTCCAATATCCAACTTAAATACTCTCTTTTCAGGAGCTCTCATAATCCTATGTATCAACATAGCATCTTCCATAAGAGTAACCTGTTTCCAAACTTTCCTACCACCCTCTAACATAGACTTACCATAAGGAACATAGTTAGAATCTGATAGAAGTCTAAAGTGAGCTACCTCATAGTTCTCAAATGTCTGTGTTTCTTTATTTTTGCCTGTATGTCTATTACTATCTCCTTGTGGAGTCAACATAAACTGTACATTTTGTGGGTTTTCAGGATCGTGTCCTTCTAACCTAGCTACATCATAAGCAGACATAGGAGTTACGTTTGTAATACCATACTTATCAGCTACTTCTAATTGTAAAAAGAAATCACCATACTTAGCCATATTACGAATCCAAGGCCATAGGTTAAATTCTATGTTTATAATATCATAAAATAAGTTATGTAGTATATCATGTATTTGGTCATTATCAGTTTTGATATCTAACACTTTTCCATACTCATTTTTCATTGTAGATTCATCTGAATAAATATCAAGAGCAGAAGATATGATAGAATCGGAATCCATAGATTCATAATCTCTAAATAATCCCAATCTTAACTGTTGTTGATAGAGTTGGTCATTATATCCCATATTTTGTGAAGTAGAATACAATTTGGTATATCTATCTACTAAATTAGTTTGTATATTTGATTGTAGTTGTCCTGTATCTACAACTTTCAATTTCCTACCGCCTATATTTCTAACAATAGTGTTTGTTGAAAACAATCGTTTTAGTCTTGAAAATAAATCTTGTTCTGCCATTTTTGTGCCTCTTAGTTAAGTAACCAATCTAATGATTCTTTTTCTCCGTTGGGTCCTGTTTCCATTTCCCAAGAATTATTTTGATTGGTTGGTTTTTGTGGTAACATCTGCGATGCTACACCACTCAAAGTTCTTTTAGTTAATTCTATTCCTTCATTTTTCAGTCTCAACGCAGTATCCCTTACCCAAAGAGTAAGAGCGAAACTCATCACTAAGTCATCGTTGTATCCTGTCATCGCTTCAGCTTTATTGTTGTTATATATAAATACAAACAACTCATCAATTAATCGATTTGAACGGACAATTACTGACTTTTCTCTGAAATATTCCTCTAATTTAGCTATAACCAATGGTCTAGTCTTCATTGTCATACTAAATCCAGCCACCATATTACGATCTTGATTTCTATATCGATTATTTATTTGGTGTTCTGTATCCACATACTTTAAATCTTTACTTGTGTAAAATAAGTTTTGATAACCTCTATCAATACATTGTTGTAGTGTAGCCCAACCTATATTGTTGTTCTCTACTACCAACAAAGCATTATTATATTCTGTTGCTGTGTTTACACATAAGTTTCCAAAATCTTTTGTTGACATCTTACCTTTGTATTCTGCTACCTGTTCCATCGTTTCTATATCCATCACGTGAAATGCAGAGTAATCCGAACCATCTCCTCTACTAACATCAGCACTTAGTACATAATCTCTAGTATAGTTTGCTGGTTGCCATATCCAAAGACAACTATCAACACCTCTCTTCTCCAATGGGTCTTGAGCGTGTATTTGTTTATACTCTTCTAAGATTACACCATCAATAACAGTTTGTCCAGAAGTTAAGAAGTCACAATCACATTCTTGAGCAGCTAAGGAAGGACCTAAAAGTCTATCTTGTTCAGCTCTCCACTCATCATTTCTTTCGGGATGTAAGTTCCAATGTAATCTAATAAAGTTCCAATCATTTGTTCCATCTTCTGCACCAACCCAAGTCTTATGAAACCAATTACCTATACCATTTGGTGTAGATAGAGCAATACATTGTCCACCAGTAGATAGTGTCTGTGAAGCAGCAGCCCATATCGGTTCAATCTTATCAATGAAAGCAGCCTCATCTAATATCAAAAGAGACAAAGCCTCAGAACGACCACTATCCTCGCCGCTAGAGACAGCCTTTATTTGTGAACCATTGTTATATCGTAGAGATAGTTTGTTATCTTCCGTACATTTCTGTTTTAACCAACTTGGTAAATTAGCGTGCATTACCCTAACCTTTGTAACTAAGTTTTTAGCAGTATCTTGTTTTGTTGCAATCACTAAAATGTTTTTGTCTTGATGAAATGTCATCATCCAAAGGGAGTATCCGGCTGACAACGTAGACAAACCTAACTGACGAGCTTTTAGAATTACATTAAACCTATGTTCTTCAAATGTTTTAAGGGATTCTTCTTGAAACGGCCAAAGATGAAATGGAACTTTACCTTTAATCGGGTGCTGGACAACACAATACTTTTTTAAAAAGTAAATAGGATCTTTAGCGCATTTCTTATATTCGCTTTTTATTACCTCTTTT